TGTAACCGAATCGGAATTCATAACTTACGATATCACCCGTAGCGATGAAGATATCGCGCCCGTTTTGACGGATATTTCAACCGGCGCAATTGTAGTGAGTGAAGAGGTTTTTACCAATAAAACCATCAAGCCTCCTGCAATCGCACTCAAGCAGCCGTTTAATATTTGGGACTTAAACAAACGGCAGGCGGGTGATACCGAATACGACAACCCGAATTACCAGGCAGTACTTGCCGGTAAAGTCCAGCGCTCCTGGAAAACCATGTCAGACATGATCATGCGGACCATTGAGCTACAGGCTTCACAGATTTTACAGACCGGAATTATAACCCTATACGATGCGGCAGGAACCGCGCGGTATACGCTCGACTATAAACCGAAAGGGACACATATCGCGACAGCCGGCGTATCATGGGCGACTGCGACAACCGACGTAATCGCCGACCTGGAAAACCTTGCCGATGTTGTCAGAAATGATGGCCTTGTCGATCCGACGACTTTAATCATGGGCTCCGATTGTTTCAAAAACTTTATCAAAACGAATCAGGCCGCTTTGTATTTCAATAAAGAAACCCTAAACTTAGGACAGCTTGATCCCCGCATGACAAACAGCGGTGCAAAATACCAGGGCGTTGTACATGTAGGAAATTACCGCTTTGACATATGGACCTACGGCGGACGATACAAAAACGCAGCCGGAACGAAAATTAAATACATCAGTGATGATAACTTGATTATGCTCCCGGATATGGACGACTTGGACTTTAGAAAAGTATTCGGCGGTATCCCTGTAGTAGTAGACTCACTCGCGGAAGTACGGCAATTCCTTCCCTCCCGTGTAACCGTCCCGGGCGCGTTCGATTTTAAGCCGCGGGTGTACACTGATGAAGCAGCCGAGACAACCTACAGCGAGATTAAATCAAGGCCGCTATTGGTACCCGCATCAATCGATCGGTTTGCCAGCTTAGATACCATACCATAAGGGGGATAAGATATATGGCTGAGAAATATTATATTGCACCCGGAAAGGCCGTCGCTCTGAAAAGGGGGATGGCCGCAGAGGGGGAAGTCGTAACCGCCAATGATCTAATTGATCCGGTGCCGAAAAAAGACGCGGCGGAATTAGGACCGGTGGAAGTTAAAAAGCTCAAAGCCGCAGCATTTAAATTATTGGCAAGCAGCAAGAAAGGCATTTTGACAACTGATAAACCGGTAGCACCGAGAGCGGCAAACGAAATTGAACTCCGGCCGGAACCGATAGAACCCGAAAAAGAACCGGAAAAAAAGGAACCTGAAAAGCCGATAGGCGGCGGGGCAATTAAGAATAAATGAATTTAGTTGAGCAGGCGGAAGCAGATTTAAGTTTTACACTCGAAGATAAAACGTCCGGTTTTGGCGTGTCGGTTGTGCTTATCGATTTGTCTGGTACCCGTTACGGGGAAGATGATGAACTGATAGTACAATCGACTGATATAGGATTCGGAATAGATCCTCAGACCGGCGTTTTATTGGAGGGCGGAACGGCAGAAATTAACATCCGCCTATCAACGCTCATTTCAGTAGTCGGCGCAACGCTCCCGGTAAAAGGCTGGAAAGTGGAAATCAATAATAAAGATACCGAAAACATAACGCGGACATTCGAACTCCGGGACAAGCCGATTGATACAAAACTCGGTATTTTTAAAATGACATTAACGCTTGTGGAAAAAACCTGATGGCTGCAAAAATAACGACGCTGATCGACAAACAAGATAATTATGAAATCGTCCGTGATAAAGTCGCTCAGATATTAGCCGATGAAGTAGCAGCTCAAAAAGTGCTTGCGATAGCGGCAGCAAAAGACCCGGACTTATGGAATTTCAGCGTGTATAAAGAACGTTCAAATCCGTTCATCCTTGCGCGCGATGGCGCGGGCGGAATTGCGGGTGAAAAAGAAATTGTAAACGTATGGCTTGATAATTCAGTATTTACCGATGGCGATACAGTAAACAGACAGCAGCCGACAACCACCATAAACATAGATTGCGTATCGGTAAAAAGCAGCACCAATAATCCGGCCGGCGGAATTACATTATCGGCGGATGAACGGGCAAGCCTGGACGCGGAAAGAATCGGACGGCTTGTCAGAAACATTTTAATGTCAGCGGTTTATACTTATCTTGATTTACGCGGCGTGGTAGGTTCACGCTGGATATCGAGAATGCAAAAGTTCCAACCGGACCGAGAAGATCAACCGGTAGAAAATGCTACGGGTTATCGAGTAGTTTTGGAAGTAAGAGAAAATGAGTTTTCACCCCAGGAAGCGGGTGTGGATTTTGAAGAAGTTATTACAGAAATACGAAATGACGACGGGGCGGTCCTTGCCTCAGTCACCGTTGATACTACATAGGAGGTAGTTTTATGGCTATTACAGCAAGCGCGGTTTCCCGTGTAGTCGGTGTCACCGTACAATTTAAAGATTTTAATGTGGGGCAGGTACGAAACCTCCCGCAGCGTATAGCATTAGTTGGACAGGGTACAACCGCTCTAAATGCTACATATTCAACTGCTAAATTATTACTTACCAGCGCACAGCAGGCGGCGACGGTTTACGGTTACGGCTCTCCGCTTCACTTAGCAGCTCGTCAATTATTCCCGCTCAACGGTACCGGAATAGGATCAATACCGGTCACGGCATATCCGATGAATGACAGCGGCACGGCGAATATCGCAGCCGGTGAAATTAAGGCAACCGGGACGGCGACTGAAACGGCAAGCGGTACAATCAAGATAGGCGGAATTACAGTGTCCGTTTCAATCCCTAATACAACCGTGGCAGATGCGGCACTTGCACTTATTAAAACAGCAATAGCGGCGGAATTAGCAGCTCCTGTAATCGACGGTACGGTATCGTCGGGAGTACTTCCCATTACCGCAAAATGGGGCGGAGAATCAGGTAATGATATTTTACTCGATGTTTCCGAACTTATTGTAGCAGGGCTCGTTTTCAGTGTGACCGTCATGGCATCAGGGGGTAATAACCCGGACGTTGACACACCTCTTGCTCTTATTGGTGTGACTTGGGAAACCATTATTTTAAATCTGCTTAATTATGAGGATACAGTCAATTTAAACAAATACGAATTATTCACAGCCGGCAGGTGGGAAACCTTAATCAAAAAAGGATGCTTTGTGTTCACCGGCTCTCATGATTCATTCGCAACTACCGGAGCGGCGACTGATGCGGCAGCAAGGAAAGACGATAAATACGGTGCAATATTCCCGGCTCCGGGCTCTCCGGAATTACCTTTCGTAATCGCGGCCCGGGCAATAGTTGAGATTGCACAATTAGCAGATAATAACCCGCCTCAGAATTATAAAGGATTATTGACCGGTATCGAAGCAGGGGTTGACGGGGCACAGTTTAATTATGCTTCACTCGATGCGACCTTAAAACTTGGAAGCTGTACATCTTTAATCACAAGCGACGTGATAGAACTAAACGATACAATCACGACCTATCACCCGGACGGTGATCCGCTCCCGGCTTTCAGATATATAGTCGATTTGGTTAAACTGCAAAACATCGTTTTCAACGTGCGAAATATTTTTGAATCGGACGACTGGAAGGGAGCTCCTTTATTGCCGGATACCACGCCGACAAATAACGCAACGGCGAAAAAGCCGAAGGATGCGAAAGCGGCTCTATTCGTCCTTGCCGATAATTTAGGGCTTGCAGCGATTATATCAGATCCGGAGTATACAAAGGCAAACACAACGGCGGTAATAAACTCGGCAAATCCGAAACGGCTTGATGTAGTATTCCCGGTTAAATTGTCAGGCAATACAGAGATAATTGATACAACCGTTAACTTCGGTTTCTATTTTCCAACAGCATAACAGGAGGTAATTTATGGCGGCTATAGGCGGACCATTAGAATCAATAACAATCAACGGGCGTACATTCCCGGTGGCTCAGGACTCGGGACCGTCTACAGATTTAGGCGGGGATACAAACACAATCGAAATGAACGGGGACAGAACAAGCAGGATTGTAAAAGAATTGCGGCCGGCTTTACTCGAATCGATTAACGTGCAGATCGACCATGATAATAATGATCTGCAATTCTTAGACGATATCCAGCAGGGCACCGAGTTTGTACCGATATCAGTAACGTTTGTTGAGCAAACAGTATATTCCGGTTCCGGTATTATTACCGATCCGGTGGTCCTTAATTCAGACAAGGCAACGGCAGAAATTAAATTGTCAGGGCCGAGTTTAACAAAACAATAAGAGGTAAAAAGTGGGAGAAAATAAAGAAAGCAATTTTGTTCATGAGTCTGAGTTTGACCGATGGGCCGAAGCATGGGAAATTGATACCGATATCGATAATATGACAGAAGAGGACCGGGATGGATTCCGGACCGAAAAAGGAAAACTTATAAAAGCCATGAAGCGCGGGCGCCTTGTATATGATGATGATAAAGACGTTTTAATATATACCACGTGCAAAAAAGACGAACCCGAGAATATAGAAATTGCACGCCCGAAAGGTGACGGCCTTATGGCAATGGACAAATATAAAGACCGCGAAGGCGTACATAAAACCTATGCCGTCTTAGGGCAGATGACAAAGAAAAGCCCTGCATTTTTTAGCGGGCTTGACGGTATAGATTTAAAACCGTTCCTATCGGTGGTATCGCTTTTTTTAGCCTCATAAGTTCGTATATTCCGAGATACGGACAGGAGAAAAAGGAACACGGGACAGACTGTATATGTGAACAGCTTTTACAAGTGGCGGCGGATTTTCCAGGAGTACCGGACGTGCGGACTTTGACAATAAATGAAATAAGATTTTTTTACTCTGCGCTGCTTCCAGGCTTAATCAAAATGCAGAAAAACGAATTGGAGCGTAAATAGTAATGGGAAGTAAATTTGCTATTGAGGCAGTATTTAGAGCAATAGACAAAATGACAAAACCTCTAAAAAAAATGGGCATCAATTCCAAAAAGTTTACAGC